AATTGTATGCCAAGAACCCAATTGTCAGCGTCAGTGCCACGCCACAGAACGATCCGCAGGTGAAGGATGCCAGTGATCAGTTCGCACGGGCAGTGCAGAAGCTGATTGACGTGCTGTTTGCCATGAAGACACCACCGGGTGTCAACATCAAGCCCAAGGCTAAGCGCAATGTGCTCATATGTCTACTGACCAACTGCGCGTGGTTCGAAGTTGGCTACACACAGAAGGGCCAAAGCAGCGATCAGGCGATGCAGGATCTTGTTGCTCTGTCTGAACAGCTTGCTACGGCTGAGGATGACGAAGATATACGCGAAGTGGAAGGCAAACTGACAGCGTTGGAAGAGACGATCGAGATATTGCAGCCAAGTGGTCCGTTTGTGCGCATCCGCATGCCACATCAGGTATTGCGTGACCCGAATGGCAGTGATCCGTATCTGTCAGACAGCAATTGGGTCATGATCGAGGACATGCTGCCGACACAATACATCAATGCCAAGTTTGGCATCGAGGACGAAGAGACGGAGGAGGTGAAGAGCGTCTTTGAGCCGACACATGTGCTGAATGCAGGCAGTAGTGACACAACTGACAGCGACAACTTCTCAATCTTCAGCAACAGCCCCAACAATGACTACAATGCGTATGGATTTGCCAGTCGTGAAGGCTACGACAAGGCGTGCTACACCAAAGTGTGGTATGTGTGGGACAAAGTGACGCGCCGACTAGAGATGTATGCTGACAATGACTGGAAGTGGCCAATCTGGGTGTGGGATGATCCGTATCAGTTGCAGGGCTTCTTCCCGTTGACGCCCATGTGGTTCCATGACAGCCCAGGCAGTGTGTATGCAAAGGGCGAAGTCAGCTACTACCTGGATCAGCAGGATCAGATCAACGAGATCAACGATGAGAAGCGCAGGGCGCTGTATTGGGCACGGCGCAACATCTTCTATGACCGCAACTCGGGCATCACACAAGAAGCCATCGATAGGATACTGGAAGGCCCGAAGCCAACTGCTACGCCACTGGATGTGCCCGATGGCAAAGACCCACAGAAGCTGATCTTCAGCATCCCACCACCAAGCATGCAATTCATGCAACTGTTTGACAAACGTGACTTGTATCAGGCTGTCGATCGCATAGCCAGCACGAATGAAGTGGAGCGTGGTGGTGAGTTCAAGACGAACACGACGAATAAGGCTATCGACTACTACAGCACATTGGGCAACATGCGAACTGACATGCGGCTTGATGCTATTGAAGACGCTCTCGGGGACATCGGATGGAAGCTCGCACAGTTGTGCCTGCGGTTTATGGATGTTGCGACGGTCAACCAACTCACGGGTCTCGATGTTAGTGCATTCTGGCGACCGCTCGACAATCTACGAGACCTATCGCAGATGGCAGTGTCCGTCATTGGCGGCAGCACGCAGAAGCTGACTACACAGCAGAAGAAACAAGAGGCAGTGCAGATCAGTCAGGTGTTGGCGCAATACGTCAGGGCTGCGCCGGCCAGTGCATTGAAGGCGACGTTGCAGATGATGGCCAAGGCGTTCGATGACTTCATGATCAGCACAGAGGATTGGCAGGCGATTGAGCAGGAGACGCAGATGATGGCTCAGTCGCAGATGGGTGGTGCTCCTGGCCAGCCCGGAACTGGCACCTCCACTCCCGGAGCGACTGCAGGAGCACCGCAGGCAGGTGGTGGCAGTGCGATAGCGGCTGTTGTGCAGGCGTTGTCTGCATTGCCGCCACCTGTGCTGCAAGCCATTGGCCAAGCGTTGGCACAGGGCGTGCCACCGGCACAGATATTCCAACAACTGCTTGCCAGCCAAGCGCAAGGGCAGGGAGCGGGAGGTAGCGCAGCATGAGTGGGACGGAAGACAGCATCATTAACAGCATCCCTGACTTCAGGGACGGAGGCGACAGTGAAGTTGCTGATAGCAGCACGACTACGAGCACGCCGACGAGTGAAGGGCAGAGTAGCGGCCCCACTACCAGTGCACCGCCAACTCAGACAGATCGCAGTGGCGGCACAACTCAGCAGCCTGCGCAACAGCGGTCACAGTATAGAACACGCAAAGACGGACTGCTTGAATACGCCAACACTGACAATCCCAACGTTCGCGATCTAGTCGATCCTGTCACTGGGCGTGTCGTTGCACATGGTGGCATTGAGCGTCGTGTGTTCGAAGACGGCCAACGCGCACAGCGTGAGAACAACCAACTGCGCGGTCAGTTGCAGCAGGCGACGTTTGCGTTGCAGGGCATCAGCGATGTGACACGTGAAGCTGCAAAGCTGAACATCGCACCTGAGCATCAGATCACTGCACTGCGCGTCATGAGTGACTTCCTGGCTGATCCTGTGCGCACTGTGCAGTATCTGGTTGAGGAAGTGAAGTCGAAGGGCTACCGCATACCGTTCTTGGAACAGGGCGTCACGCAGGGCATGGACATGAATGCCATTGCCCGAATGATCGACACCAAGTTGCAACCGTTCACCAGTAGGGTCACGCAAGAGCAGCAGAACCAACAGTTTAGGCAGCAGGCTGAACGTGACCTGTCGGCGTTCATCGATGACAACGGGGAAGCGCAACAAAACCTTGACGTGCTTGCAGAAATGTTGCAGGCTGACCCTCGACTGACGCTCCATGCGGCATACACCAAGATGATTAGGTGGTCGCACGAGAACGGTCTCGACTGGACCCAGCCTCTGAAGCCGCAAGTTGCTGCACTTCAGAACGGCGGTCAACAGCAGCCTACCCATCAGCAGACACAGCAGCCTACGCGTCCACTGCCGGGTGGCCGTTCGGTGCGAGCATCCGATGCTCGACCTGTCAACGGCACCGATAGTGGACAAGCCTTCAATGAGAATGCGTCGTGGGCCGACATCATTCGATCTGCGATGCATGATAGCGGTGTCCAGATCAACTGATGGAGTAGGTTATGCCTGTCGGCACAATTGTCCCTCTGGTTGCAGATGTGCTACATAGCACTCTGACGAAGAGTCGGCGCAAGCTGGTCATGGCCAGCATCAAGTCGAATGCGTTGATGGCCTGGGCGTTCAGCAATGACCGTGTTGAGTATGAGGATGGTGGTTACAACATCACCAATCCGCTCACTGTTGGACGCAACCCGAACGTCACGTCGTATCGTTACTACGCACCACTGCCTGTCAATCAGACAGACGAGTTCGACACTGTGGAGTATGGATACGCGCGTGTTGCGGGCACAGTCATCATCTCGGACCAGGAGCAAGACGAGAACAACGGTGCATCGGCAATCTTCAAGCTGATGCGTGAGAAGATGAACGTCCTTGAGGAGAGCATCAAGGATAAATTTAGTCAATACCTGTATGGCAACGGTGGTGGCACTGATCCGCAAGGACTTGGCGTGCTCATACCGACCAATCCGACAACGGGTGCACTTGGTGGCATCAGCCGTGTGACGCAACCGCAGTGGCGCACAAGTGCGTATGTGTTCGCAGGTGGCATTGACAGCACCAACATCGAAGAGGTGTGGGACGATGTGCTCATGGACCTCACTCTGAAGGGTGAGCGTCCGAGCATCATCCTGACTGGACGCAACATCTACCGCATCTACCGTCAGGCAGTGCGAGACAAGTTCACGATCCCTCTGAGTGAGGGCAAGGCTGGCAAGCGCATGTTCGACTTGGGCTTCGAAGGGTGCATGCACAATGGCATCGCCATGCTATATGACGAGGATTGCCCAGTCAACTTCGCATACTTCCTGAATGACACCTATCTGCGCCTCCACATGCTGCGCGGTGTGAACATGAAGGTGAAGGAGCTTGTCGCACCATGGAACGTGGATGCAGTTGGCAGCCGCGTCGTGTGGCAGGGCCAGTGGTGCTTGTGGCGTGCGTATCGGACGCATGCTGTTGTGACCAACTAGGAGACACGTCATGTCTGGTTCCGTAACTGCATCGCCGTTCATCATTGCACCGACCACTGATCCGTCAGTGACGCACTACTCGTTCGACAATGCCAGTGCTGGTTACGAGGCAAGTGGTCCGCAGGCATGCATCACTGCAATGGACAATCTTGCATCCATCCGTGGTGATGGGCTGAACAGGTGTGACGACGCCGAGATGAACGGGCTGGTCAATGCTGTGACATACACGGCAGCGGCTGGTCTGCTTGGCAAGCCGTAAGGAGTGAGTGATGAGCGATCGTTGGGATGCACCACAGGACGAGCCTGTGCAGGAAGAAGTAGAGCCGACACCAGCATGGTCTAGCGACGATCCGTCTATGGTCACGTTGTGGACAGGCATCAAAGTGCCAGTGTCACCACGTATCACTGGGCGTATCTCTGATAACATTGTCTATTCGTATGACAGTGTGATGCACTTCTACGATCAGCCGCCACCGGAGCCGCCACCGGAGGAAGCAGATGCCGCAGCTTGACATCAAGCCTGCATTCCAAGCAGAGAAGGTGACAGGCAGCTTCAAGCGCGTGGTGATGCACATCGAAGAGGAAGTGCGACAGGTCGGTGCACTGAAGGACAAGAGCATCATCACACGCAAGATCAGGCCCATCGAAGAAGAAGTCACTGAGGGATACATGATCTACTTCCCACAGGGACACTCTATCTTCGTTGCTGCTGACGACACTGAGCAGTTGCGTCGTATCGGTGTGCTGCAAGACCCACGCATGGTGGACATGGAGAGTGGCGAAGAAGTGCCAGATGGCTTCGGTCTGTCACCGAAGGAAATCGTTGAACGCAAGACGCAGAACAGACCACGACCAACTGGTGGCTTCTCTGCGCTCGATCATGGAGTGATTGAGTAATGGCAAATGTCATCCCGTCACCGACTGCGTTCCAGCGGCGCATCAACAACTATGTGCCAGGTATGCAGTATGCAGTGGATGTGAACCTGAACAGTCCATCGCGTGTTCCACTTGGCACACCACCGGCTGGTGTTGCCAACAACTTGCTGAATGGACAGAGCACGGGTGCTGGTGCGACAGTTGACTTGACTGGCAACGTGAATGCACAGGGCATTGTCGATCCGTGGGGACGCACCATTCAGTTCGTTGCGTCACTGGCGGGTGTCGCCAATGTCATCACCATCCGTGGTGCTGACTATCTCGGACAGCCTGTCACTGAGAACGTCACGCTTAATGGTGTGACCACTGTGGAGAGCAAGAAGGCGTTCAAGTTCGTTGACAGCATCACCGTTGGTGCACCGGTCACAGCGTCACAGACGTTCAACGCCGGATGGGGCACCACGCTTGGACTGCCATGGAAGGTGCAGCGTGGCGCGTTCGAGGTGGCCAACGGTCAGGCAGTTGGCACGCTTGGCACTGTGACCAATCCTGTGCTCAACGATCCGCAGACGGCCACGACCGGTGATCCACGCGGCACATACAAGCCGACAACGGCGCTGAATGCTGCTAACGTTATCTCGTTGGTTGCAGACTTCAGCAATGACCTGAACTCGTCCAACAATGGAGGCTTGCACGGCATCAGGCACTTCAATGGATAGGCGCTTGTAGACAGACAACCGCTCCGAAGTGCTTGGTAGCAGGCGGCGCCTTCCTCCCGTTGGCGCCGTCTGTGTGTGTAGGGGTGCATCATGGCTGGCACAGTTGCAGACATTGTGAATGCGTGCATCACTGAATTGTCGCAGGTGCCTGGACTGGCCACACAGATATACAGTGCAGAGCGGTTCAGACAGTTCGTCCAAGATGCACTGACGTTAGAGATCAACGAGATGTGGTGGCCCAACTTGATGTTCTATCAGCGTGTGCCACTAAGCGGCAGTAGTGGGCTGCTGGCTGCTGACCTGAAGGGTCCGATCAGCTTCTGTGATGACTACACGAACATCGCAGCAGTGTATATCGATGGCAGCAATCGTAGAATAGCAGAACTGCCACAGTCTGTCAACCCGTTCAACGTCACTGGCGCACAGGGCGGCATCGGGCCGATATTCATTAGTCCTGATGCTACTGCTGTGCATCGGCCGTTCAAGGTGTGGCCAGAGAACTTCATCGGCAATGTCGTGGTGTGGTTCAGGCAGCAACCGACAGTGCCACTGGCTGACACTGACAAGGTGTATCTCGACCCGCTGCTGTTGCAGTTCGATGCATGTTGGATGTATGCAGTCGATGATGGCACCGTGCCATCACAGGTCAACAAGTTCCAGATGCTGGCAGCCAAGCGCAGACAGCAAGTGAAGGCTGACTTTGTGCAACACGGACTGATGCTTGATCCACGCTTCCCTGCCGATCCTGCACTGTTCCAAGAGGACTTCGGCACACAGCAGTTTGTCCTCAACACAACGCCGGTGATCTGATGGCCAGCAACTTCCTATCTGGGACTGTGCTCACTGCCGAGATGCTGAATGACCAGTTCGGTCATCATGTTGACTGCTGGGGCGGTGACGCGATGGAAGCGCCACTGCTGCTGTGGGGCTTCGATCCGCAGTATGACAACGAAGCAGTCAGCAAGTCATGGGTGTTCAGAGCCATTGCTGGCACCATACCGGGTGTGCCTCCGCCAGGGTCAAGTCCTGATGGTGTGACGCTTGGTGGACCATTGTATTTCACGAATGCGTTCGGTGGCAAAGCCACCATTCAGATGGGCAACTTTCCAGATACGGCTGATCCAAACGAGTTCGACATCTGGACGGAAGACAGCATTCCACTCAACGTTCAGTCAGGTGGTGGATCGCCTGGCAACCCACAGACAACTGATAGTGGTTGGATATACGTATCCAGTGGATTCGTGACAGGAAACGCCAACAGTGGTGACGTGGGCGCTGGATCAGGCGATGCTAGTGGCACAGGCACTTCAGGAATTGCATATCTGTGGACAGGCACTACCAACTCAGGCAACTCAGGTGAGGTGCACATCTACTCAGGTGGTTCGCTCTCAGGTGACAGTGGAAAGGTTGCAATAAGCACCGGTGATGCACCCAGTGGAACGAAGGGTGAGATCGAACTGAATGGCATAGTCAATCTCACGTATTCGCCTGACGATGGTGGTGGCAGCCTATCGTCAGTCATTAGGACACCAGACAATGGCTCGTCGCTGACAGTAACAAGCGGTGCCAATGGACCGAACACGACTGCTACGGGATGGGCCTACTTCATGTCTGGCTACACAACGGGAGCACAGACATCTGGCTGGGCAGGGATTGGCAGTGGTGGTGCATTGGATGCTGGCGGCAAGAGTGGTGGCACAGAGGTCTATAGTGGCAAGTCTGATGGACTGACTGGTGACGTATATATCTACTCAGGTGACAGCACCAGTGATGCAACAGGCAACGTAGCCATCAGTCCTGGCAATCCTGCTGCTGGCAAACAACAAGGCAACATCATTCTGAACGTTGACGGATACTACAACACAGGCACACCAGGATACGTCATAGTTGGTGTTCAGGCAAGTCAGGCCACCGTCCGCAACCCCATATTCATGCAGCCAGGGCACACACCAACCACACCAGCGATGATTGCATCATGGTCAGACAGCGGTGGGCTGAATGTGCTGACCAACGCAACTGCTGCTGCGACAGGCTCAGGCAGCCTTGCGGTGCAAACTGGTAATGTGTTTGCAGGCAGTGGCTCCTCTGGTGCGATCTCAATGAGGTCTGGTGTATCATCAGGAGGCAACACTGGCAACCTGTTCATTGGTCCTGGTGATGCACCAGCAGGTAAGCAGCAGGGCAGCGTCTACCTAGATGTGTGTGGCCCCAACAACAAAGGAAGCTCAGGCACCATCTATCTTGGTTCGTTTGATGCAACACGCAATGCCCTTGTTGTAACACCAGGTGCCTCCGCTGCAACACCAGTGTCAGTGACAAGCAGTGGTGCTGGCGGCTTCACGCTCAATGGGCTGACCGACACAGTGATCAATGGTGCAGTGACCAGCAACAAGGTGTTGACTGTTGGCACGGGCACGAACAACAAGTTCAGCATCACTCCTGGTGCTGCTGCTGCCAATGCCGTCCTGCTTGCAGCAACGGGCACCAATCCTGCAATCCAGTTCAACAATGGTGTGACGTTTGGCTCTGTGACTGGTGCTTCGCCGACAGACGTGACGAAGCACATCAGCCTGTATGGTGCGACGTTTGGCATTGGCATAACGGCCAACAGAGTGAACTACAACACACCAGCAGCAGGCACACACTCACTCATCGTTGGTGGCACGGATGTTGCCACCGTGTCGTCAACGGGCTTGGCGATGAACGGTCTCGGCATCAGTCATGGATCAGTGTTCGGCGCGTCACACACTGACTTGTCGAAGCACCATGCATTGTATGGCACAACTGTCGGCTTCGGCGTGGAGTCAGCACGATTGAACTGCATACTGCCTAGTGGCGCAGGCATGTATTGGAACATCAACGGCGTCGATGTGATGAGCATCGTTGCTGCCAGCCTGACAATGACCAGCGGTGTGCAAATACAGCCTGACCAGTTGGCAGGCGTCCGTGGAACGAACACGAATAACAATGCCAATGCTGGTGCAGTTGGTGAACACGTGATTACGAACGTGGCCGCTGGCTCGGCAGTAGCCATGACCACAGGCACGAACCTCAATGTGTGCAACGTGTCACTGACTGCTGGTGATTGGGATGTGTGGGCGTCGATTGGCTATACTGGCACAGCAACAACGTTCAATCCTGCACAGGCATGGATCAGCACGACAAGTGCTACCAATCCAGGTGCACCCAATGCAGGCGCGTTCTTCCATAGCGGCACGATCAACGTCGGCACCAACAGTTGTGAGTATGTTGGTGCAATGCGCATCACGCTGACCAGCACAACGACAGTCTACCTGTCCACTGTTGGCACATTCAGTGGAGGCACCATGGCCGCATACGGCTCATTACAAGCACGGAGACGCAGATGACACCTGATGAACAGATCGCTGTGACGCTATCGGCTGGTGAGTGGAACCAAGTGATGATGTATCTGTCTGACCAACCATACAAGTTGGTGGCACGTCACATTGCAGCGATACAGACGCAATGCACACAGCATGAAGTGAACGCACTACGGCAGAAGGACAACATGGGTGTATCTGGCCAAGACAACAGGTAGCCTCAATCCACGCGGCAGCCAGCCGCAATCACTGCTGCAAGTCAGCACCGTTCGATCGTTCGAGGGTGGCCTGAACGTGACTGACACTGACCTCAACATGTCACCGAAGTATGCGCGTGTGCTCGACAACCTAGAGCGCAACATCGACGGTTCATTGAGCTTGCGTCCAGGCACT